CGCAATGGTTTTCTAACGGTCAAAGTTTATCTTTTGACGGTATTACAGTAGTTGTTGCTAACGGAATGGATGACGATACTGCAATGGCTGCTGAATCTACAAATTTGTTCTTTGGATGTGGTCTTCTTTCTGACGTAAACCAAGAAGTGAAGTATCTAGATATGAGTGAAATTGACGGTTCGCAAAATTGCAGAATTATACTCAGAATGAGTGCAGCAGTTCAATACGCTATTGGTTCAGACATAGTTCTTTACCACGCATAAGATAATTAGTGGTGGGGTGTAAAAACCCCACTTATTGTTAAACAAAAAAAACTTTAAATAAATGAGTTGCGACATAATAGCTGGACGGCAAATTTCTTGTAAAGACAGCGTGGGTGGACTTCACGCTATTTATATGGTAAATTTCAACGATGTTGATTTTACTGGCAAGGCAGTTTACGGAACTGGCGATAATACAGACCAAATTGTCCAAGTAGATACTGACGGTACTACTTTTAGTATTTATAAGTTTGAACTAAAAAATTCAGCCAATACATTTGAAAGCACGATTAATTAGTCTCGAGATACAGGTACGACATTTTTCGAACAAACTTTAAATATTACTTTAACTAAACAAGACGTAAAAAGTCATAAGAATATTAAGCTAATTGCATACGGAAGACCAAGAATAATTGTACACGCAAGAGGTGACCAATGGTTCTTAATGGGCTTAGACCAAGGTTGTGACGTTTCGGCTGGAACGGTAACGTCAGGAGGGGAACTTGGGTCGTTCTCAGGCTATCAATTGACGTTTTCGGCTTCTGAAGAATTAATGCCGAATTTCATTGACTGCTCAACACAATTAGAATTAAAAACTTTACTTGAAAACGGAGCGACTGGAACTGGTGTATGTAATATTGTAACTTCATAGAATTTTATCTTTCTTTCTATACTTGTGTTTTAAGGTGGTTATTTCGGTAACCACTTTTTTTATTTACATAATATATTTACAATAAGTATTTTACAATACGAAACAAAAACACGAAAAATAGTTATATAAGTATGGTAATATTAACAACGTCAACTTCAGCACAAACTTTTTCGTTTATTCCACGTTCTTTAACTTACGATGGATTATATGTTACCGATGAAAGCACAAACACAACGTCAACTATTTCTATAACTTCTTCAGCTTCTAACGACTACTACGAAACTATCACAGCTAGTTTTACTTTAATAGAAGGAAGATTTTATACTTTTGAAGTTAGAAATGGAAGTGACGTAGTATTTAAAGGGAAAATATTTTGTACTGACCAAACGGTTAGCACATATAGCGTTAATAATAATAATTACACGCAACACACAACAACTAACGATTTTATAATGTATGAGTAATTTACACGTTTTAAATTTAGCAGCTTACGAAGCACCAGAAATAGTCGAAAGTAATAGAAAAAATTACGTCACTTACGGAGATTCTAATTCTTATTATGATTTTCTAATAGATAGATATAAGAATAGCGCAACCAATAACGCAATAATAAACAATATTAGTAAGTTTGTTTACGGAAAAGGAATAAGTGCATTAGACGCATCTAAAAAGCCAAATGAATACGCACAGCTAATTACTTTATTAGAAAAAGACGAACTAAAAAAAGTAATACTTGACTTTAAAATGTTAGGACAAGCAGCTTTTCAAGTTCACTATTCTAAAGATCATAAAAAAATCATTAAAGTATATCATATGCCTATACAATTAATTGCACCTGAAAAGTGTAATTCTGAAGGCAGAATAGAAGCTTACTATTATAGTGATAACTGGCAAGATACAAAGAAGTTTGTTCCTAAACGTATTCCGTCTTTTGGTAGTTCAAAAGAAAAAGTCGAAATATTATGTTTCAAAAACTACACGGTAGGAATGAAGTATTTTGGTTGTGTAGACTATCAAGGCGCAATTAGTTACGCAACACTAGAAGAAGAAATTGCCGACTACTTAATTAACGAAGTTCAAAACGGATTTAGTGGAACGAAAGTAGTTAACTTTAATAACGGCATTCCAACAGAAGAACAACAACAGTTAATAAGTTCTAAAGTAATGAATAAGCTAACTGGAAGTCAAGGGCAAAAAGTTATAGTTGCGTTCAATGCTGACGAAACAAGTAAGACTACAATAGACGATATACAACTAAATGATGCACCAGACCACTACACTTATTTAAGTGAAGAATGTATGCGTAAAATTATGTTAGGACACAACGTAACAAGTCCACTTTTATTTGGAATAGCTTCTTCAAATGGATTTAGTTCAAATGCCGATGAACTTAAAAATAGTTCTATACTATTTGAAAATATGGTTATAAAGCCAATACAAAGCGTTTTAATAGACGCTATTGACAAAATACTTGCATTTAATGGTATATCATTAAAACTTTATTTTAAGACGTTACAACCGTTAGAATTTAAAGACTTAGACGGTTATAAAGACGAAATAGTAGAAGAAGAAACTGGATATAGTTTTAGTAAAGAACAAGAAGAAAGCGATAAAGAACTAGTAGAAAAACTATCGGAATTTGGCGAAGATGTTCCTGACAATTGGATTCTAATAGACGAAAGCGAAGTAGACTACGACAACGAAGACGAACTTGACGCTATTATCGAAAAAGCTAACAAGCCAAAAAGTGTGTTATCTAAAGCTTATAGTTTTGTTACAAGTGGAATGGCTTTCCCTAACGCAAAAAGTAGACAAGACATAGTTGGAAAAGATGGGGATTTTAAGTTTTACACTAGATATGTATACGCTGGAACGGTTGACGATAATACAAGGGAATTTTGTCGTGAAATGATAGCAGCAGAAAAAATATATAGAAAAGAAGACATACAAAGAATGAAATCGTCACCAGTTAATCCAGGATGGGGTGCTAAAGGGGCAGACACTTATTCAATTTGGATTTACAAAGGTGGTGGTTCGTGTAGGCATAGATGGAATAGACAAGTATATGTTTCTTATGAAGGAACTGAGTTTGATATTTACGACAAAAAAACAACAACAAAAATAGCACAAAGACGAATACTAAAATACGGTTATGACCCTAAGAAAGGAGTTTTAAAAAATAGTAATAAAGTAGCTAAAAGAACAAGGGAAATGAAAAATCGTGGATTCTTAGAACCTAAGAACTTCACTACACCAGTAAACGAAAATTAAAATGGCAAATGTTTTATTAATATCACGAAATGACATAGTAAAGTACACGGCTTTAAACGGAAATTTAGACGTAGATAAGTTTATACAATTTATATATATTGCACAACAAATCCATATCTTAAATTATCTTGGTACGGACTTACTAGAAAAGGTAAAAAGTGACATTGCTGGTGGATCATTAACTGGCAACTATCAAACACTTGTAGAAACTTACGTAAAACCTATGTTAGTGCATTTTAGTATGGTGGAATATTTACCGTTTAGTGGTGTAACAATTTCAAACAATGGAATATATAAACATAATTCCGAAAATAGTTCTATTATAGACCAAGACGAACTAGAAAAGCTTATAGCAGCAGAACGAAAAATAGCTGAACATTATGCAAGTAGATGTGTGGATTATTTATGTAATAATTCGTCTTTATTTCCTGAATACACATCGAATACTGGGAGTGATTTTTCACCTAGTTCTGACGTAAACAACACGAATTGGTATATATGAGAAAAACACGAAACTTAAAAAACTACAAACCAAAACTAACAAACATAATAAAGTTAAAAAAATACTTAAAGCAAAATGGCAGAAAAGAAAATATCACAGCTAACAGCTAAAGGAACATTTGTAGAAGACACGGATTTATTTATGATAAGTAAATCGGATGGCGCTGGTGGTTACGATTCAAAATATCTAACAGGAACGGAATTAAGACAAATAGAACTTAATAAAGAAGGTGCAAGTTATGTTTTAGTTTTAGCTGACGCAAATAGACTTGTTGAAATGGAAAACGGAAGTGCAAACAATTTGACAATCCCACCGAATAGTTCTGTGGCTTTTCCTGTTG